AAGGTGTGGCAGAAATTGGAGCAGCAATAGTCGGGCCAACAGTTAAAGGGCCGGCGTTCGTTCCAACTACTCTAACGAGTTTTTCTGAATTTGAAAATACTTTCGGTGGTTTAGATACACGATTTTATGTACCATATACAGTTCAAGAATACTTTGATAATGGTGCACCAGCTGTAACTATAGTAAGAGTTTTAGGTATTGGAGGATACCAAACTGAATCACTTTATATTAGTGTTTCAAGTTCTACTCATAACGGAGTTGCGGCAGTTTTAAAACCCTCAAGAAACAGTCCAAGTTTAGACATTGATGGCCCAACAAGTGCATCACTAAGTACAACTACAAAAACTTGGAGTTCATTTGCCTTTACTGTAGCAGGAACAGCATATACAGCATCCTTTGATACTGGTTCTGATAGTTACATTACAAAAGTATTTACTTCAGATCCACAAGACACCAATAAAGATTTGTATGTGTATAAAAACTTTGAAACGTTTCAATGTGAAAAGGGATTTTCTTCAACTAACTCAACTGCATCTTTAGCAAGTGGTAGTGGAGAAGATTTCACACACGATTACGCAGTTGCAACTACACCTTATATTGTTTCTCAATTGATTGGTGGAGCAAGAAAGAATTTGTTTAAAGTTAATACACGTTCACATGGTACAGATATTAATAATAAATACAAGTTGGGTATTGCTGATTTAAGAGCAAAAGAAGATATTGCTGGTAGTGATTATGGTGATTTTACACTTAGAGTATTAACGAATAATCCAGGTGAAAATGATGATGGACAATTAGTAGAAGAGTTTCCAAATCTTAACTTTGATCCTGATTCAGTAAACTACCTACCAAGACAAATTGGTGATAGATATGTAACTATTGATTCAAATGGTAAACTCACTTACAATGGTGATTGGCCAAATAAATCAACACATATCTATATTAGTGATTATGAAACAGAACTTGAAGGTGTTAGTGGAGATGCATTACCTCATGGATTTGCAGCAGTGACTAATCCAACTTTACAAACCACTTCAGTTCCAAGTGCTAGTTTCCAAACAAATCAGTTTACAGATCACATTAGTACTGGTTCTGGTAGGTTTGATTCAAATGAATATTATGGTTGGGATTTTGATAGTAAAGATAACCAACAATATTTAGCTCCATCACCCGCAAGTGCTGGAAATGGTATTAATGTTGTGTTCTCTTTAGAAAATATGTATGGTCATTCAGATGCAAGTGAAATCGGAGCAGACACATATTCTGATGGTTCAGAGGCAATTACAATGACACTATCCGCTAAAGAACAGAGAAAATTCGTTGTTCCATTTCAAGGTGGATTTGATGGAGATAATCCAACAACATTGAAAGCAACTGGTACTGATATTTCAACAACAAACCAACAAGGATTTGATTGTACTAATGCAGAAGCAAGTGGTACAGTAGCTTACAAGCGAGCAATCAACGCTGTAAGTAATCCTGATGAGTTTGATATGAATATGTTGGTAACACCTGGTATTATACACGAGTATCATACTCAAGTTACTAATCACGCTATCTCAAAAGTAGAAGATAGAGCAGATTGTTTCTACGTAATGGATGGTTCAAGATGGGGACGTTCAGTCACTAACGCTGTTGGTGATATTAAGTCCTTAGATACTAATTACGCGGCTACTTATTATCCGTGGGTTAAGATTCTTGATTCAGTCAAAAATAAACCAATTTGGGTTCCACCATCAATTGTGATTCCTGGTGTTATTGCTAACACCGATAGTGTAGCACACGAATGGTTCGCACCCGCAGGTTTGAATCGTGGTGGATTGACAAGTGTATTGGAAGCAAAAACAAGACTAACACATAAAGAAAGAGACACACTTTATGAAGGTCGTGTTAATCCAATAGCTTCATTCCCACAACAAGGTGTAGTGGTGTTTGGACAAAAAACATTACAAGGAAAACCATCAGCACTTGATAGAATCAATGTACGAAGATTGTTAATCGCTTTACGTAAGTTTATTGCAAGTTCTTCAAGATTCTTAGTGTTTGAACAAAATACTGCAGCAACGAGAAATCGTTTCTTAGGTATTGTTAATCCATATTTGAATTCAGTACAGGCTAATAGTGGTCTAAGTGCATTCAGAGTGGTAATGGATGATTCAAATAATACACCAGATGTTGTTGATAGAAATGAGTTGAGAGGACAAATCTTCATTCAACCTACAAGAACAGCTGAGTTTATTGTTTTGGACTTCATTGTTCAACCAACAGGAGCAACATTTCCTGAATAAGTTTGACTTATAAAAATAAACTGGCATATAATGAAAAGCCCCAATTTCGGTTGGGGTTTTTCTTTTTTAAAAATAACTTCTATAAAACTTCAAAAACAATATCTTTCATTAACACTTTTTTTAAGAAAGTGATATTTATATATGTAATAGTATTTGAACGGCATTAACAGGAGAATGAAAATGGCCGAAATTCTAAACCAGGATGAAATCTTTTTTACCCCGTTTGAACCAAAAACTAAAAATAGGTTCATCATGTACATTGAAGATATACCATCTTACTTTGTAAAGGCAATGGCAAGACCTAACATTACTTTTGATGAAATAGAATTACATCATATTAATGTAAAGAGATATCTTAAAGGTAAAGCTACGTGGGAACAATTAGAAGTAACTCTATATGATCCAATCGTTCCAAGTGGAGCACAAGCAGTTATGGAATGGGTAAGACAACATCATGAAGCTGTAACAGGTCGTGAGGGATACTCTGATATGTATAAAAAAGAGATTAGATTTAATCTATTGGGGCCAGTAGGTGATAAGGTTGAAGAGTGGGTGTTACATGGTGCATTTATTCAATCAGCAAACTTTAATGACTTAGATTTTTCAAATACAACGGACGTTGCTGATATTACTCTAACACTTCGTTACGATTACGCAGTATTGTCGTTCTAAAATAGGAGAATAAAATGACTGAATGGTTAGTAGCTAATTGGGAATATGTTTTAGTAGTTCTTTACGCAGTAGAGAAGATTGTAAAACTTACCCCAACTAAATATGATGATATCGTTTTTGATATGATTCTTAAACCAATCAAGGATAAAATATCACCATCTAAATAAACGACCAAAGGTTATAATAATAAGTGGTTTTAATTTCAAATAGTATTCAAAGGAGCTAAATATGGCTGAAAATCAATATGATTTCCCTACTGAGGTATTAGATTTGCCTTCAAAAGGATTATTATATTCAAAAGATAGTCCACTTTCAAGTGGTACTATAGAGATAAAATATATGACTGCAAAAGAAGAGGATATTTTAACCTCTACTAATCTGATTCAAAAAGGAATTGTTTTAGATAAATTGTTTGAGTCTATAATTCCAGATAAATCAATTAAGTTAGATGATATGTTGATTGGTGATAAGAATGCAATTATGTTGGGTGCTAGAATTTTGGGATATGGTAAAGATTATACCGTAGAGATTATAGATCCTGATTCTGAACTTAAAAAGGAAATCGTGGTGGATTTAAGTACTTTGAAATTTAAATCACCAAAAGATTCTACTTTTGAAAGTGGTGAAAATAAATTTGAATTTAAATTACCACATTCTAAACGAGTTGTTGAATTTAAATTATTAACTCACAAAGATGAATCAGAAATAGAACAAGCAGTCAAAGCTTTAAAATCAATATCAAATGTTACAGGTGTTGACCCAACACTTACCACTCGTTTAAAACAACAACTTATTTCTGTAGATGGAGACACAACTAAAAAAACAATAAATAACTTTGTTGATAATCAGTTTCTTGCCTTAGATACAAAAGAATTTAGAAAGCATGTAAAGTCAATCACCCCAGATGTAGATATGACCACGGAGTATGTTAGTGGAATAGGAGAACCCCATACGGTAGATATACCGATAGGGGTTACGTTTTTTTGGCCTAAGTCAGAATTATAAAAAATCAATACACGATGAAATATTCTCATTGTGTCATTTTAGTAATGGATTCACTTTTAATGATTTGTATAATATGCCAGTTCATTGGAGAAGATATTATATGAATAAGTTGGTTGAGATTAAAGAGAAAGAAAGTGCTGCATATAATAAAGTCTCAACCACACAAGAACCACCTAAATCTATTCAAAGACAACTATAATAAAAAATCTCAATTCTTATATTTATTACTGAGATAAATCAATCGATATAAATGGAGATTACTAATGGCAAAACTTGACTTAGCTGAAGGCGTTCTTGACAAGTTTTATAAATCTGTTGAAAAGAAAATCAACAAGATGAAACAAAAAAACGCACGAAAAGTCTTAACTGACCCTAAAACCAAACGAGAGTTAGAAAAATTTGCTAAATCATTAGGTAGTTTAGAAGACGCATTCAATAGAATACCATAAAATAATAACTTAATCTCTTTCAATATAACATATTATTTAAGGATGGCTAGCTGCATATGGATGAAAAGCAACTACTAAAACTAAAACAAGACCAATTAGACCTCGAAACCAAAATTAATGCCGAGTTAGGTAAGGGTGCCACAGCAAATGAAGAATTCTTAAAAACAAGTAGACAAATATTAGCTGATAACGCAAAAGTTTTAAAACAAGAAGAACAAAAACGTAAAATACAAGAGGACGTAACCAAAATACGTAGAACTCACAAAAGTTTATTAAGTGATACAACAAATAGTCTTGCACAAAAGGTTAACGAGGAAAGAAAAAGTCAAAACGCAAATAGACTTATATCTCACTCCATTAGAAAAACCAAAGATTTCAGTAGTGATTATTCATCCGTATTAGAAAAAATCGCAGCAAAAGAGGAAGAGGTTCTTGAAAGCATATCGGCTAAAAATATTGTGGATTATGATTCTAAAGCGGTTCAAGAAGAAATTTCAAAACTAAAACAAGAAGCTCTAAAGCTTGCTCCTAAAGAAAGAAAAGTTCTTGAAAAAAGGATAGGTTTACTACAACAAGAACACGAAATGGTTGGAGGTGTTGCTGATAAAGTTAAAAACAGTAATAAACTTCTTGATAAGGGATTGGGGACGTTGGGTTCAAGTGTTGATGCATTAAAAGGTATGGTGGCTGGTGCTAAGAAGTTTGCACGTGCAATTAAAGCCAATCCAATAATGGCCATAGCAGCAGCATTAATAGCTGTAGTTGGTTATTTATATAAGTCATTTAAGGCAGCACAAAATTTTTCTGAAGAATTAAATATAGGTCTTGGAACTTCTATAAAACTTGCAGCTGTTACTGAAACTATGCCAGTGTTTCAACTACAGGCTGCAGCTCTTGGAGGTGATATTAGAGAAAGTGCAAAGGCAATTTTCCAAGCCACAAGAGGTACTCGTGATGTAAATAAAGAAAATGTAAAAGACTTAACAATGTTAGCAATCAAATCAGGTGCAACAGAAGAAAACATAGCAAATATAGCTAGGTTATTTTCCGATATAAACAATACTGATTTCACGGGTGGTTTGGAATTAGTTAATGCAGTTACTGAGTTGGCTGGAGATAATCTTGTAGATAGTGGTGTAGTACTTCAAGATATAGCATCAAGTGCAGAAGAGTTTGCAGCCTACACCGACCAAAGTATGAAAAATATTGCTATGGCAGCAGTTCAAGCAGCAAAGATGGGTGTAGAGTTGGCAACAACTTTGAAAATTACAGACTCATTATTAGATTTTGAAACCTCTATAACTTCTGCTATGGAAGCTTCGTTAATGATTGGTAGGAATATAAACTTTGATAGGGCTAGAATGTTAGCCATAGATAATGATATCGTGGGGGCCACAAACGATATAATTCAACAATTGGGAAGTGCAGAAGAATTCACTCGATTAAATGCAATACAAAGGAAAAAATTAGCATCTGCAATTGGAGTTGAAGTGGGTGAATTAAGTAGGTTGGTTGCAGGAAAACCTTTAGAAATAAGCACAGAAGAAAAAGAAACTAAACTACAACAACAATCAATAAGTGCAACAGAAGAATTAACAAAAGCAACAAAGCAATTAACAAAGGCCATGGGGGATAATCTCAAATCACAGTTTAGTGGTGTTGAGGGAGCTGAAATAGCGGCGTCCACAGCAATGGGTAGAAATCCAGCAATAGCTGCAGTTGAAGTACTTTTTAAAAGAATGATTAACGGATAATTAATTATGTCATTATTAGATAGATTAAAATCAAAAGACTTATCAAGTTTCAATTATACAAAAGTTGAAACATCTCGTAGAGAACCGAGTAACGTTAAGAATTTGCCCACTCCACCAGCTCGTACTACTGAAGTAACCACAACGGTTGTTTCCTCTAACTTTTCAAAGTTGGCAAGCGCAGATAGAGGAAGTAATGATGTAAAACAACCAAGTGATATTTATCTATCGGCACATAGATTTAATGATGGATTTGGTAATATTGGATTACAAGTTATTAAAACTGCTGAAGATTTAGAGAGATGGGCAAAATGGACAATCACACCAAAAGGGATTATTTTTAACATTAAACAAACAATATTACAAAGATTTAATGCACAGAAAAATACACGAATTTATAATCCATTGGGATTTTTTGCATCACTTCCTCCTTATTTTCACGCACCACGACACGCAAGGAGTTTACGTACTGCTTTAACAGATTTAGTAAATCCACCTAAATATGATAAAGAGTCAAGTGATAAAGAGGTAATGGATAATGCAAACGTTACTCCTAAGGCAAGTGGATTGGGTGAGTCTATTGGAAACTTATTTAAAAATCTTGGTGGGGATGAAAAGGCAAAAGATTATGGGTTTAGTAGTGGCCCAATAAGAACCATTAAAGGTAAGCTGTACGATAAAACTGTATATAATGCATTACAAGTTCCTTATGGTGGTATAATTAATCAAACAAAAACGAAAAACCTTCCAAAGGATTTTATTAAATTTAGAATTAGAGATTTAGTAAATGGTAAGTGGTTAATATTTCCAGCACATTTAGAGAATATAACCGATACCGTTAGTCCTCAGTTTAATACTGAACGATACATTGGTAGACCTGATGCCATTCACGTTTATACGGGTACGGATAGAACTGTATCATTGGAGTTTAAAGTTGCGGCATTTACAAAACAAGAAATACCAATCATACAAGAAAAAATGAATTATTTAGTAGGACTTGGTTATCCATCATTTAAAAAGATGTTTGGTGGGGATAAGACATTACGTCCTGTGGCACCTTATGTAAGTATAACAGTAGGTGATATGTTTAAGGATACACCAGGTTATTTTAGTAGTATTACAATAACGGTGGATGATTCAAGTAATTGGGAAACTGACGAAGGATTCCAAATACCAATGCATTTTGCAGTATCTGCTGAATTTACCCACATTGGTAAATACTTACCACAAACACTTGGTAAACATTATGAAGTGCCTTGGTTAAAGGATAATGGGACATCCCAAATAGTAGAAACAACTAAGGATGGTAGAGATACTAATAAAACAATATCTCCAATTAGACGTGCTGGTACATTTGGAAAAGACGAATTTAGACCCGAGATGCATGGGAACGGTAAATTTAAAAATCTTCTTTTTAATGAAGCGGTAAACGTCCTTGAGGGGACATAGTTAAATGAATAGATACAGACATCAAAGAATAAAACTTGATAAAGAAAATGGTAATAGAAAATTATCTTCAATTGAGTATGCAAAAATATCACCTAAAGATAGTGATATATTTTATGTGGTTAAGTATGGAGATAGTTATGGTTCCTTGGCAAATAGGTTTTATAACGATACAACTCTTTGGTGGATTATTGCTAGAGCAAACGGTGAGTTTCAAGGTAATATAAAACTAAAAATTGGTCAAAGAATAATAATCCCAATTGACGTTTCGGATTCAATTAGAGAATTAAATAACTTAAATTCAAGTAGAGAGTAAAATGTTTGGTGATTTCATACATCCAAATATACAAAGAACTTTATTCCAAAGAATTGATGCTCTCAATAAACAAAATGGTGTATATTTAGGATCGGCAACTGATTCCGTATCGGATTTTTCAAATCTTACACAACAAGAAAACATTCTCAATAATACTTGTTGGGCAAATGCCATTTCTGCAGTTCCTAATCTTGAACGTGATTCAAATGGAGAGGTAATTGATGTAAAATCAACAGAGTTATTTGAATTAAGCTCGTATGTTAAAGGTAATACATTTGAACCAACATTATCAATTAGAAAGAACGATTCTGATAAACTCTTTCGTCCTCACAATGGAATCACCTCAATAGAATCCAGTTATTTAAATCAAACCACATTATCAACCACAATCACTTGGGAGCTAGGTGATATAAATGAATTTGAAATATATCAAAATGCATTTTTAACTATTGGTAGGATGGTAATGGTTGAGTTTGGTTGGTCTGCTAAAAAACCACAAGAGATTCCCCCCATTGAAACCTCTGAAGAAATGCTTGACTTTTTTAAGGCAAATCAAAAAAAGATAGTGGAATATGGTGGTGATTATTTTGTTACTTGTGGTACGATTAAGAATTTCAATTTCAATCTTATTGAAGGTGGTAGATATCAATGCACAACCGAAATAGTTTCAATGGGACAACAATTATTTAAATCACCAATCGGAAGAAATGATGATATTGAAACACCAAGTTTAGTTCTTGATTATCAAACAAAAGAACAAAGAAGAATACAGGCTGGTGTGAATAAAGCTATACAAAACGTAGAGAGTAATAGAGTCCTTGTAGATAAAGAAAAAGAAAACTTAAAAAAATCAATTAAAGAGGCTCAGAAAACTTCTTTTGAAAAAATAATGGGTGATTTTAATAACTACATAGTGAAACTTCCGAGTCCTCAAGAAGTAGAAAAATTTAAAGACCCCAAATTTGGTCAGGCGGGTTTGAATTTGTTTAAATTGTATAACACCGAAGCACAAATCTTCCATACAAATGGAAAGGGTTGGTGTACTTGGGGTTGGTTTGAAGATAATATCTTGAATACCCACTTTGGTTTAATTATACCAAAATCAGGACAAAATGAAAAAACTGGTATGGATGACAACTGGATTGCAAGATTTAATAGTTCTTTTAGAAGTCTGGATTTTGATGGGTTTGAACCAAATTTATGTAGGAGTGATATAAATTTATTCACTAAATCCTTTGATATTATTTTTCCTGGTAAAACGATTGAGTTTGATGAACGTGTTTATGAAAAAGTAGAAGGCACAAAAGGGATTGAAAAGTACCGTGATGTAATAGACATATACTCTAATATTAATAAATATTTTAATACGTTTGAACCAGATAATTTTCAAAACGAAAAAGGTGTTATAAGAAACATTGTTTTTAGTGCTGACATTCTTCAAAAATATTTTACAGGTACATCAGATATTGGTTCTTCTATTAAGGCATTTTGGGCATATGTAAGTTCTCAGTACGGTGGGTTTTGGGACTTTGATGTATTACAAGGTACAAATGATACCACATTAGTTGGAGTTTTTGATAGAAAAACAACGAGAAAACGAGTCAAAGATGTTCTAACTTTTCCTGATTCAAGAAACAAGTCCACACGAAGTAATCCAAGTAATTCGTTTGAATTTAGTGCTTATAGTAAAGACTCATTGTTAAAAGAACTAAGTTTTTCTACAGCAATATCTGCTGAAATGATGACTCAGGCAGCACTTACTGGTCAAAATAGTGCAGAGGTAAGAACTGGTGTGTATGGAGATATTCAAAAGGATATGGATTCACAACAAATGCAAGTATTTGCAGCACTTCAAAGTTATAATTATGTGAGTAAAAAGGTGCAAAATGCAGAGATAGATGCACTAAAACTACAACGAGATGAATTATTAG